GAAAATAAGACAATAACCAAAACTTATAATCTTCTCTTAACATCCCCATACCCTGGCAACCAAACGTGAAACACATATGCTCAAAAACGCGCAATCTCTCAGAGCATTTCACTCTCCACAAAACGAATCCTATACTCTCTACCATGGCACGAACGCCAGCCCAGATAATCACGATTCTAACCAATCTCGTAGCATGGGGGTTCAAATTCCGAGACACTGAGGTAAATTTAATTCTAATATTAAAGAGTGTTATGCAACATCATGGGCCACGACCTATCACATATTTCAATCTTTTCTTTCCAGAAAGCCGACCTGGTGCAAGACTATGGAAATGTAGTCAAGAAAGCCACTGGCCGCGCCCGGACCTCGAACATGACTGGAAACAGGAAGACCATTAATACTGTCCCTTACATCCAAATGCCCTCTCCGCTGATGGAACAGGCCTTCGTTTGCCACAAGATGACCTTGCGCCTAGGGGAGGAAGAAGCGGAATGGTATGTCCCTCGACCTGCTGGATGCTCCGATGCTGAGTACGGCAGTTCCGCCCACCTCAAGCTGGTCATATCTTGGTCTGCCCTAGAACCCATCCTGGAGGAGCTCCGAGGGTCGGCCGAACAACAGAAGCAGCTAGCAGGGGCAGCGGGCTGCACTAAGGAGGTTCTAGAGATCCTGCGAGGCTTCTTCTTGATCTCCGAGGCTGAGGTTGCCACTCTCTGGGCCCACCACGAAGCTATCCACGGAGCGGCAATGGAGCAGGGAGAACCAGAGGCAACACTTGGAGGATCACCAGGGAAGAAGCGCCCCCGTAAGGAAAAACCCCAGGCATCTCCCGAGCAGTCGGAGGAGGAAGAGGCGACATCGGGCCCTAGGAGGAAGCGCTTCCGTCGTAAGGGGACCACCAAGTTTGGACGTTTCGCAGCATTCAAGGCCAAGTATGAAGACGCTAACCACCCCATGTACCAGAAGAAGATCCTACTCGAGGGTGCGGATAGAGAGATTTACCAGGCCACCATCTACAGCCACCCCAACGTTGCTTTTGCCGAGTATTGCTATGCCAAGGCTACTCAATCCCGCGGTGTAGAAGGACAGAAGAAGGAGACACGCTTTGCGATGGGTAACTTCATCCTGACCTGCTTAGCAGCTTTCCTCCCAGGGGTCCTCTTCAGCAATGCGAAGTTTGATGATCGACAATACGGATCGTATCAGCTTGGTCCGGTACTCAAGGAAGGTTCAACCACAGAGCAGGAGCAGTACGAGTGGCCAGAACTCACGGCTGCAGCGTCGCGCGCCCGGTACTTGGAGATTTTGCAGATAGGGTTTTATGCAGCGCTTGCATGCGTAAAATCGGTGACACAGGAAAATCTATCGTTCCTAGAAAAGCGCTGGAATGCTGCGATAAGCCAATCTGACCTGACTAGCCCATCCAAGACCAATGACTTCTCCTTTGACCCGGCCAACCTGATCTCTTTCTCCACGAATGCCGGCGACTACCTGTCTAAAAGCGACCTCTACTTTTTGACCTCCTCCCTCCTAGCAGAGACTGACGAAGCAGAAACCTCCGGATCCATTGCCTCCTGCTTGCTCAAGCAGGTCGAAATGATCTGTGAGTACTCGGGCATGCCGCGCATCAAGCTCATGATGAACTGGGCCACACGGTTCGACTCATCCGCCCATTATTGCCACGCTGTTGTGACCGAGATTATCTCGTTCCTGACTATCCTCCAGGAGATTCAGGCCAAGGTCTCCACCGCTGAATTCCCCTTCCTGCGCCTCACTCGACCAGCCCTACTTGAGCGTCTCTCGGCTAGGAGCTTCCCCCATCTTTGCTTCTGTGCAACCATGGATGCTAAGATGACGAAGAACCTGGCTGTAGGCTATGCTGGGAAGGACTTCCCGATGACAATGAGTGCGAAGCGCCTGCAAACCTTGCTCCGCCAGAAGATCCCTGATGTAGGGGCACTCTCGGAGGTGCAGGTTGCAGCACTTGCCTCTCTGGGCATCCAAGTAGAAGGCGACATCGATGAGGTGATCCAGGTCGCACGTAAGCGCAAGCGGCAGCTGGTTGAGTCGGACAGCGATTAAAGGCCCAGCCTTGCGGCAGGGGGTGCTGGCACCGCGGGTATTGCTCTTGCTCATTGTTGAAACCCTGCCCCAACCCGCTATCAAACTGAGTCTCGTGAACTTACCTAGGCAAGCGAGTAATTCCACTATATAATTGTTTAGAAAATGTATATGTCTCTCACAAGCTTATTGATGATTGTATTAGAGAGACAGTTAGGATTGATTATGTGAAATTGAGAGCCTGAGATGGCATATGAGTCATCTATATTTGGAAATGTATTATATTATCGCGGTTCTTATAACTAGTAGGCTGTAGTGTACTGTAAAATGTATGTTTGTAGGTCTGTAGCGAATTGAAGTGAATCAAATTATGATCTAAAAAGCCACTTACCTTATTAATACTGGCATGACCACGTAGAATGTAGAACACATCATGTATATCCATAATGTATATTAGTACTTACCTTCTGTTGCTTAGAAAAAATCGACAAACACAACAACGTCTCTTAACCAGACTCACAGGTGTCACATTATGTCGTCATCATCGTCCGATGAGATCTCTGATGCTGAGCCTGTGCTTTCTGATAGTGATTCCTCGGAAGCAAGTGCTATTCCCCAAGCTATCTCTTACAAGGACGATAAAACTGACTATAAGAGCTTGAACGAATTTGCTGTAGCCCTGAGGGACGAAATATTGACTAAACTTGATTGTGCCTTGATCGAAAATAGGAAATTGCGCAGGGAACTACGACGCACTAAAACAAAAGTCCATCGCTTATCTGATACCGTTAATCGGCTGAATGCCCGGTTGGTGGGATTGACAAACACAATAAACAATAACTCAATCAAGCTAGGACAAGTCACCCAAGAGGTAGAGCGCACAAAATTGACCCCTCACGACATCATACGCTCGACTTACCTTTCTAAGCGGAAGTTTGAGAAAACCCTTGAGGGGAAACTCAACGCAGCACCTTCTACGTCTACGAACTACGAGGCTCAAGTGTTCTAGGAATGGAAGTCTTTCTCTTGTTTATTTTGCTGGGCAATTGCTTAGGCCGGAAAAGGCGCTTTGAATTCATGGTGTCGATAGGGCACACGGAACAGTCCTATATGTGCCATGACATCGGGAAACTCTACCGTCATCGATTCAACCGAATGAACGCCAACCCCAAAGTGTCGTTCTACATTCCGGAGAGTGTCCTTGGAGAGCAGGCCGCACACTTCGATTTGGACAGTGATTGTGAATATTTCCCCGTCGAGCAGTCGGGCATCCCAGCTTACTGGTTCCACAGCGTGCAACGCCCAAAAATACAATACCGAGGATATATGCTCAAAAAGCCTCACGGAACACGAGGTCGGTTCAAACACCAGTTCGAGCTATTCGCACGTCGCCGCTAACATGCCTACCATTTTCCGCCGAGATTTCCATTTAGCCTCTCCAATTGATCATGAGGAACTCAAATATGCCTGCTACTGTAAGGATCGACGCCGGCAAAAGATTCCTACTCGCATGAAGCCGGAGCACAAGTCCCTGTTCAAGCGCTTCCGAGTCCAGGAGGTTCGTGATGGAATGCATGAGAGTAAAAACCTTCAGGCTACTTTGCTCCGGCATATCCAGCGCAACCCAGCCCCCTCCGTGAAGTCCAAGAAGAGTCGAGCAACCAGGAAAAAGGCTGCACGCTTCCAGCCCTCAGCGACCCGTCAAACCCTGGCTCGGGGGATAATGATAGCATTCCGTGCACTGGCAATCTCCTTTGCATGCATGTTCCAGAATACCAATTACCGAGAGGATCTACCCTTCGACGAGCAGGAAGTACTCACTGAAGAGATTGTTCATCTCTACCATTGGCGGTGCTACATGGAAGATCTCCTCGGCAGTGGGGTACAAGGAACTACCAAGGTCTACTTGAAGCGGTACCTCGGCCCTAATCACCGACTTGAATTCTTTGGCAATTTACTTGTTTATACTGATTTGAATACCAGATTACGAATTGTATGTACATATAATGAATTACTTGCTGTATCATCATCTATATCCTCACAGTTTTATGCATTGTTATATTGTCGTATTGCAGACTTAAGTAATAAGTATGACCATAGTTTGTATGATGAATATTGTTTATTTCGTGAAGCTGCGTTGAATGATTTACATCGATACCGGAATAAAGCTCATGACATATACAAGGCCCTCCCATCCCTTGCCATTGCTATTATAAACAAACAGTTTGACAAACTCATTGATGGATCACGGTTTTATAACTCCATGATTGAGGACTTGGGGCACCTACGCATAGCCCAACTAGTGAAATTCATGATTAAGCCCCTACGTGATGAGCAGGATATTCATATCCGGCTTGAGCTCTCCGGCCTCTATAAGTCATTCGGGTATCCGATCATCGATGTGGAAGAAACCCTGAACTATTTCCATGAGTACGCCACCGCACAGCCAACCACTATAGATTTAACGTTTTGCCAACGACTGAGAAATTCTTTTAAGAAGTACTTTATCAAGCAGTATTTTAAAGAACATGATGTCTTCCCACCCCTGTCCTTCACTGGCCCTATTGCCCAACCATTAGCCGAGAGTATACGGAAAAACCAATGGAGGGAACACTCTTACGAATCTTGGGATCCTGATGAATTTGAGAACTTAGAAATAGGGAAATGTCTGGATTTTGATTACCATGAGGATGAAAGTGCTCTATTGTCGGACAAGAGTATTTCGGGGGGAAGGAAGTACTGGTTTGAGGAGTTTGACCAGGATGCCCTATATAATTATTGGGGTTTCAGAGGGAAACGGAGCCGAGTAAGTAAGAGACTCCTAGTTCATTACGTAACAGAGCCGGAAACTAAGGTCAAGGACACCATTGAGCTGATAGAGAAGGAGGGTGGGTTACCAATTGATGATTGTATCATGGTGGGGGTTGAGAAGGAGAAAGAAAACAAAATAGCTGGTAGGGTATTTGGCAAAACCACCCGCCGCGCGCGTCAATATCAGACCGTGACAGAATGGAACCTTGGCCATAATCTGTTCAAATATATGAAAAATCAGTCCATGAACATGACAGACAAGGAGTTCCGAACCACCCTTAATGATATGAACAAGCCCTTCTCCCAACATAAGAATAAGCGTATATTCATATCCTTTGACTTCAAAAAGTGGTGCCTTACATTCACCCACGAGGCAGCTACCCCAATCTTTGAAGTGATAGACGGGCTGTTTGGACTGCGAGGGGTCTACGCCTACACACACACTTTTTGCCAGCAGGCCCTGTACATCTTCCAATCCCGCTTCGCCCCTCCACCTGTTGATCCAGACGGGATGCCATTCCCCACTAAGGGCTCCATCTACGCGATGAATAAATGGCTAGAGGGGATGCGGCAAAAAGGTTGGACCGTAATCACCTCGACCCTCATTGAGTACACGGCTGCTAGTCTCAATACAAAGGCCCAATTGATGGGGCAGGGGGACAATCAGGTGATTTGTTTGGAAGTCCCAGAGCATGATGTGCTGGCGAGTGTAGCTGCCACCCCGGATCAGTTTGCGCAGCATTTCATCAAGGTCCTGGAAGATCATGCTGCCAAAATTGGCCTGACTCTCAAACCTTCGGAAACATGGGCATCGTCTAACCTGTTCGAATACTCTAAGAAGTATTATTACCGAGGAACCGAAGTGTCCACAGCCCTTAAGACAGCCTCCAAAACCGGTAGCTTAACAAACAACGATTTTAACACTGTATCTAACGGTGTTGCGGGTGCATTCTCGTCGGGTGTAACCATTGCATCCTCTGATAATGCCCCATTTGCCGCATATATGCTTGCCTGTGTTGAGGCTTGCCAGGTCTTCTTCCGCCACCCACTTCAGCTTGCCTTTACAGATACAGAGATGGTAGCACTGCTCCTCTCCAATCGAAATGTGGGAGGATACCCCACTGTGCTATTCTCATCATTCGGGGTTCGAGGCATGCTCGACCCTTTGACTTCATGCATCGCGATCATCCGGTATTGCTGCGCGTATCACCCTGATGTATTCGACTGTTTAGCGCGGTTGCTGGATTTCACCCCATACAATGCAGATCCATTGCTCCTCATCAAAGACCCTCTCGCCCTGGCCATCCAGACCCCAAAAAGTCCCGAAGGTCTTGTGCGCCACTTACTGCGTGCGGGGTTAGAGCAGGTCACACGGAACGCTGCGATCCGTCCACTCTTTAGCGTGCAAACTAAAATCGCAGAACAGCAGCTTGTTCAGGATTTGTTCAGCATGGTCCCCAGCAATCCGAAAATTATGAACGCGTTGTACAAGAATAGTAATGTTTGCATCCGAGACAAATTGATCCATCGGTTCGCGGCTAGTCGCTCCGTGCGTGAGCTGCTGCGGCGCGTCGTCCAACTTGACGAGACAGAATTTCGTGAGCTGATCGTATCCTTCGACTTCCAAATGTACCGGCATTATAAGCGTAGACTCGCACGACCTCCCCAGTCAGTCACAAATCTTTTCAAGCATGCGCCTAATTTGACCTGCTCGATTGCTGTAGCACAGCATCTTAGAGCCTTGACCTGGGGGAAGCCGATAGTCGGGGTATCAATGCCCGCAATGGAGGAACAGGTTACACTGGAGCGATGGGAGTATGTTGAAGCTGGGAATCATGGTTATGGGTTCGGGATCAAAGTTGATGAGGGAGTATCCACTCATACACGAGGCAAGCACAACCCCTATATCGGCTCCACAACAGGGAAGAAGACCGCGCGCGCTTCACTGTCCATCATTGATAATAACTCAATGACTCAGTCACTGCAAGAAATCCTTCAACTGGGTCCCTGGATGCTTGCCCCAGGAGAGGAGAATCTAGCCGCATTGCTCAGAACGCTCTATGATGAGAAGACATCCATCAAGATGGTAGAGATGGAGGGGTTGACCCGGACAATTGTTGGGGGGTCCTTAACTCATAGGCTGCGCTGCGATGCCATTAAATACAACACTTTCTGGAATGCGCTGAGCGTCTTCAATACTCATTGCTACTTGAACACCGATATCATGTTCAAGTTTGCGCAAACAAGCACAGACTACACCCTCTGCATGCAGTCTGTGATGCTCATTTCCCTAGCTCGTCTCTCCATGTTGCATGCGGTGGGCCGAGATATTACAGGTTATCATGCCTGTGTGCTAGAGTGCCGCTCCTGCACTACGGAAATCCCGAACGAACAACACACACTCCCCGCAACCCCTCAATACCCGGGGATCCCTCTCCCAAATTATGTCAATAAACTGCATGTCAAAGTTCGACTTCATCAGCTTCCAGACGACTATTCTCGGGATCCGCAGTTCTCCTATTCCACCCACATAGCCTGGAAATGGGCAAAGTATCTCCTCTCCACCTCAGGTGGTTCACTCGATTCCCTGCCTATCCACACCACTCCGACTCAAACCCCCGTCTTTTGTAACCTAACGGAATTCTCGAGAGTCCATGTCCGAACCTTCCTCAGAACCCTCTCCTGTAGCCTGTTGCTATCCAGTGAATCGGAGACTGAGTATGAACGGCTCCTTGCAGATTTGGTATACTTCAATAATCTCCAATCTATCAAGGCACTATATACCACTCTCTGCAAATGCAACCTTCAGGGTCTGGTCAATGACGAGATGGGTGATGTAATGAGTAGTGGCCTGACATTTCAACTTGCCCTTCACTCATACTTCCTCCAAAACCTCTCTACCTGCCCTGATAATAAGCGGTTCAATGGGTATTTCAACCTCACCCCCTACCAAGTGACCCAGACACGGGATAGGGCTGATGCTCTGTGCGAGCAGCGCCGCTACACCTTGGCACCTTGTGTGGTGGGCCCAGAAGCAGAGGCATCAGAGATGGTTCGCAGGCACGTGAAGGTTCCACATCCTATACCCTCCGTGAAACGGAAACTTGATCAAGAGTTTGTTCCTCAGGAGGGAGAATTCCTTCGGGCCAAAAGGGTGAAGAAGAGCCACTATGCAAGCAGTCTTGAATTCGACGGTGACGGAACTCTCGGCGTTACTGCTCTGAGATACCTCTCGCTCGAGATTGATACTGCCTATGTTGTAAGCATGGATGATGCTGAAGGCATTTATATCCGTCAGCTTTTAGAACTAGGATACACCATCGGAAAGATTGTAGTTGTCCCGCGGCGAGCCAAAGATTATCTTGCCGAGTCCCACAGACACCCTATTTATGTTCGAGAGGCCTGTGACACATATACTCTCACCCATGACCAGATACTGGCCTGGACAGATGGCACAGTCCCATCGGCGGCCACTTTGTACATTTGTCCATCCCGGTCCGCCCTTGATAAAGTCCCCATTGGCAGCAATGTACTACTGTTGGCAGAGGATGGTGAATACAATGTGCATGTTATCAAGGACCTAAATGTCTACGCCTATCCACAGAAATGGGTCTACTGCACAAGGACTCATTCCCCAACCTATATCACGATTAGAAAATCCCTGTCGGAGCTCCTTGCCTTGTCATCAAGTCAGTCTATACTCCGATGCATTCGCATGGCTAAGGTCCCGATTCTACACATGGATATCGTGCGCAACGCATTTGTCAAGTTCTTTGGTGTTGCGGTGCACCCTCCTGCTGTCTGCGCGCTCATTGAGCAGCGGAATACCTATATTGTGCAATGCATAGAGTCCCTGTCACTGCATGATTTGCGCGAATCCTCCAGGCGCGAGCGACAGCTGCAATATAAGTCTCGGAAAAAACAGCTAGAAAAGTTACTTACCAAGCTGTCCAATCTGATTGCGGTTGCCGCTACCCTTGTCAAGCGTAAGATCCAGATCCCTCCCAAAGTGCACATCCATAATACCAAGGGGGGAGGACTACGAATCTGCCTGGGAAGGCAGTGCCACACCAAACATCATGAGGTCCGGGGGGATATTGGGATGCGCTCATTGAACGGGTTCTGGCTCTTGAGTCACGAGGTAGATGCATCATCAGCGCTTGACTCTGTGCGGAGGAGCTGGATCCATGGGACCGTAGAAATCCTCGATGACTACGGTTATGACCCGTACGTTGTAGAGCATGCTCGGAGTCAGGACCTGTTCACTGAGGGCTTAGATGCATATTTGGAGCGGGTCTTTGAAACCTTTGGGGACAATGTCAATGAGGAAACTTTTGTTATGGATTATTAGAAATTTTGTTGTACTGGCGAGAATCTATGACGCTAATGTTCTAGCTGATATTTTTCTTGCTGTAAAAAAATTGGCGAAAGAGGGCAAGATATAGCGCGAGTTGTTGGTTCGTTATTTATTGGGTGATTTGAGAGATAGTTAGAAGGTATTTTCTGACTTTCTGGTTTTATTTGTTTGAGCG